AAAAGACTTTGTGCTAGTCCGGAATGCTTCTATGGAATTCGAAGCTCGGTCAATATTACCAAATAATTCTAAGCTATTCTTGGCGGCCTTGTCAAACGTTTGACCTAGATTATCAATATCCTCAGTATAGCCTGATTGCAGGAATTTCTTTCTAGACTTGTTAAAAAGATCAATATGCTGCTGCAGACGGGCGATAGGGCTTATGACAATCTCTTCAGTTTTCGGATTTGCTGCTGCAGCTAGCTTGGTTAGCCATTCCTTGGTAACTTCTTTTCCGTCTCCTCCTGCCATTTCCCTTAGCTCCTTCTAATTTAGTTGAATATCTTAATAGTTATTTTAACTAAAACCATATAAATAAATAGGCAAAATTTAAATTTATTTTTCTTTTGATTTATCTTCGTGGAACTTAATCAGGCGCCGTATGAACCAGCTACGAAGACCAATGGGTAGGCTGTAGGCCTCTGAGAAAGACCATTTCATATGTTGCATTAAAAGAAAGATCTCTTCATATACAACTTTTTCTAGATATTCTTTACTAAGACCAAAACATGCCCAGAGAAAAGGGCACGTCCTCCTTTTGCTCATGATTACACTCGGGGCAAGTTATAATCTGAGTCTTATCCATAGTTGGAATACTAGTGTTGTGTGTTCTTATTATTGCCCTTGCATCTGCAGATGGCAACACTTCAGTTAATTTAAATATTTCGCCGGGTATCGTCACGCCATTCGCTTCTAAAACTACCCTTCTTAGAAACTCAATTGTCTCGCTGAATGGTAGATTAAGCTTTTCTTTTTGTTTTTTTGAATCTTCAAGATACTTGTAATCAGTCGGAGTCATGGTTTTTATTCTAATTGTTATTTTAGTTACCGGGAGTTCAAACAGAAGTGTCTTGCTGGATTCATCATATTTAACGTCCTCTGTATCCTTTATTCCAAACGTCCTATCCTTCATGTCGTCTAGAATCTTGGACAGACTTGCTGTGGTGGTGCCATTGAAACTGCAGCTTTCGCAAGAAAATGACATATTTAGCTCCTCACCGTATCCGGTTTTGGCAGCTGACATTAAAAGGGCTACTTTATCACAATCCAGAAGGTCGCGCGAATTGATGTTTTCGGTTATCATTAATGAATTTAGAAGCTTATCAAATACAATTCCTTCGCTTATATAATTGTCGTTCATGACAATATCTTCTTCTTTTGCTGTCATGGCTTTGATTTCTAGAGTTTTGAGACCCTTGACAGGGCTGCCCTCTTCATAGAATTCTCCGCCGCTAGGCAAATGAACTATTTCGGTTGGCACCACGAAAGAGATACCAAAAGGGTTTTGCTTTGGTCTCTCTGGTGGGGGGATTATTTCCGGGTGCGGTTGTTGCTTATTCGGCTGTTGCTGAGTGTTGATTCTCTTTGAATTTCTCGACATGATTCCTCTTTATCTTAAACTTAAAAACTATAACTTAATATTAATCTGTAATGGTTCCAACATTGTCTGTGGCACTAGTTCCGCCTGCAGTCCGTGATGTTTTGTTTGAAGTCCACTTTCCCTGTGTGCTGGGGGTATCAAGTATCGCAAAATCATATTTAAGATTTATTGTTATGTTTAACAACTCATCACTAGTATAGTCCAGCTGATCAAACTCTACACCCTCTATCTGTGGGTTTTTGAGAGTCCAAGTTTCCACTGCAGTCGCGCCTTCTGGGTCAAGCTGCACAATCTTTATCTCTGTACCCAGGGCTTCGACCATGTTTTTCTTTGAGATGGTCTTAGGCTTGCCCTCGCGATAATTAGTTGGAATAACATAGCCGGCGGTTTCCAGAATATTATAAAGGCTTGCTGCAGAGTCTGGGTTTACAGGGTCAACTATAACCATCGAAACGGGATCCCATTTTACCGATCCGGGATAGTGAAACTCATAATTCAAAAACTGATGGGCTGTGGACCCCACCTTGAACGACGGCTTCTTAACTGACTTTACAATAAACTGTGGCATGCCTGAAAGGTAGAGTAGCCATCTGAATTTTCTCTTTGGCTCGACCGAAGCTTCTGTCCAAAATGTCATTATATTAAATCTCCTATTAGTATATATTATACTCAGGCAGTTTTTAACGATTATTAATCGTCAAATGAGGCGCCTGACCGTGTTATAACAAAATCAACTGCGATGAACTCAATGGCGCGTGCAGGCTTAAGAAAGATCTTAGCATACATTATGTTTCTGTCGACAAGGTCCGAAGTTGTAGTGGTTTCATCCAGCACAACCTTGAAATCTGCCAAACCCAAACGAGTTTTTACACTTTCCAGCATAGGCACCACCAAGCTCTTAAAACGATTCCAGGTTGCTGGCAAATTGTTGTCAAATAAAAGTGTATTTGAAATTCTGGAAACCTCTTTCTTTACAAAGATCAGCAGCCGGCGAACGTTGATACGATCAAGTGCTGATTTTGTGCTCTGCAGAGTCTTTTGACCGAAAACGACAATACCTTCTGATACAAAAGAGGCGATCGGGTTGATGCTTGCATCATAAAGAGTGTCTCTGTCCTTTGACAGGAGCTGCTCTGAAACCTGAAGAACAGGCAGGCCTGCATTTCCCTCGTTTAAGCCGCCGCGGTTGAACCCTGCAGGGGCAAACCAGACTTCGTCGCGCTGTTCTGTATAACCCATTGTTCCAAGGGCGACCACAGAAGGTGGAACCCAAACTAGGGCACCGTCGATGGTATCTCGAATTTGCACCCATGGGTAGTAGGTACAACCATATGACGAGTTGATTCTGCGCTGAATCAATGCTTTGGCGCTTCTTGTGGGATTTGTATTATCCACCCTTTCCTCAAAATTCGATGCGAATGCTTGAGACTCAGGTATATAAATATCCGGCAAGTCAATCACTGCTAATGCGTCTGCTCGGGCTTCACAAGTCTGAATAAGCTTTGTTGTCAGATTGGTATTTGTTATGCCTGGCATTGCTGCCAGCTTCATCTCTACCATCTCTGAACTCTTAACCATTTCAATTGCTCGGTCAACTGAGGCATATGCATAACTATTTGCAGTTGTTGCGTCTGGGCCTAAGCAGTTTGCTCTGGCGCTCATATTAAACGGATCTGCTTCAGTTATTTTAACGCCGTCGCAGCCACCAATCATCGGCAGAGTGAATGCGTTAACCATATCCAGCAATACACTTGCAGAGTGGTTTGTTCTGGCAGTGTAAGAGACATCAGCAGTAGGAATACTGGCTATTGGGTGTTGCGAGGATCCTGAAACCCATGCAACAGTTATTGGTGTGTATTGTGACAGATCTGTGCCAGGGTTTGAGGCCCCAGTTATCACTATATCATCTAACGAGAAAATGTAAGCATGCTTTGTGTCTGCGCCGGCAAGGCCAGACTGCTGCTGCTCTGTTAATCCCGCATAATCGGCGAATATTCTGTAATAATCGCGAAGGCCATGGTTAACTAACGAAAAGTTTTCCTTATATTTTGTGGTGCTAGTAGTGCCCGGGTGGAGCGTGTAAGCAGTAGCGCCTGCAGTATACTCTCGCGTATCGCTGACAGAGGCAGTTAGAACCGTTGGTGGTGAAGGCCAGTTCATCGTGAAGTCCGTGCAGGTGTCGTCAAAATTAGCGCCGGCGTTGCCGGCCGATGAATCGATATCCCAACGAGAGGCCGCTGTTCTCTTCAAGTTGCCGGCCAAGCCAGTATAGACAGCAGGCTTTGGAATTACTGGGCCAAGGAAACCAAATGGAACAGAGCGTTTGTTCGAGGGACCGATTCCTGCAAAGCTTGGGTTCATTTCAACCCTTATATAAGAGGACTGATTAATATAATTGCCATACAGTCTATTTCTCTTCTGGACTGCATCCCACTTGAAATACTGGTCCCCTATTCTGCTAGCTACATAGTCTTCGGAATTTGGATTCAAATTAAGGTTTTCGTAGTTATCGACTGTGACAATAGTATCGTTTAGGATACGTTTTACAACGACGTCGAAGCGGCCGTAAGGGCTGATTGCTGATGGATCTGCAATCTTAATATTCTGGATCTCTACTATCAAATCCAGTGATTGTTCCCCTTCTTGAACACTGTGTATTCTGAACAGTCTTTCACCTTCTGCCAGGTTGGTGGCTGCACTGCCAAAAGCTCCTCCGTGCTGTGGTATAAGCCATGGTGTGCTAGAGTGTCTTAGATCGTGCTGCGGGCTCTGCCTGTCTGCTAGCTCGTCGGCTAAGCGTGTTATAAAGACACAGGTATCCTTGTCGCCTCGGGTTTTGTATAATTTCTCATACTCCTCTTCAAAAGTCTCCCCTAGCCAGTAATGGCCTGCAAAATCTGCTGGGGCCAAATCCCCTGTCAAGCCAGTATTCGTGTTTATCGGGTTTGTATTAAGGGTATCTCTTATATAATTACCGGCATGGATTCCTCCTGGCCGGCGGAGCGAAACCGTTTTTACTACCACTGGGTTTGGGCTTGGGCCTAGCTTCAGCAACATATCAAAAGTATGCGCCTCATTGATTTTAACGGGAAAATGATTTGGTGCGCCGCCGCTTTCCTCATCATAAAAGTTATTCTGTCCGGCCAGCGTTTGGGCGGTATGGGTTTTGACGCCATCAACTCCAACCTTTAGCTCGCTACCAGTGGCGTATATTATACCTAACAGTCTACAGTCTGCAGTAGTATCATCGGCGCCGTCTGTGTTCGTTCCCCAGATACCATATGCTCGCCTTGCAACCCAGCCGGCTTGAGCTGTGTTTTCTGCGTCGTCACCGGTGATTCCGGCCAGACGAATAAAAGTTACTGGTGAGTCAATCTTAGCCTTAAGATATGCCTGCGCTGCATAGGCGCCATATGTTGGGGCCATCTGGCCGTTGCCGTCTCTCCAAATATCACCATGTGGTGAGCCACCCGGGACTGGTTCGCCGAAGATCTCTGTGAATTC